GTGAAAGCACCTGCTGCCAAAGGCAGCCGCAATTACCGTATCGTGGCAAAGGTCACTGTTCCGACTCTCGAACAGACTAGTCCGTCGACCTCGACCGGCATCCAGCCGGCACCGAGCGTCGCGTACAATCTGATCGGGAATGTCGAGTTCGTTATCCCCGAGCGTTCCACGCTTGCTCAGCGGAAGGATCTGCTGGCTTACGTTAAGAACCTCATGGCCAACGCGGTTGTTACCGCGGCTGGTCAGGATTTCGAATACGTCTATTAATCAATAAACGTACAGGGTACCTATGTCATCAATGATGACGTAGTTCCGAGCTTCTAGAAGTCGCTCGGCTATTTCGTGCAGGTCGCAGCAGCACTGATGCGGCTATCTTTGACTTTTTATCGTCTCTTGGTTCACCTAGGGCTTTAACTGTTTGGCTCTTGTATAAGCATAAAGAGCACGATCAGCTAACCGCCTTAGATATTAACCCCGACTGGTATAGTAACAAGTACCGGTTCAGAGTTGACTTCACTGCGACCAGCTTTTTGTCTAAGGCGTCCTTTTTAAATACGTCTTTTGATAAGAAACAGGTCGCCTTTGATAAGTTTCGAAAATTTGAAACTTTGTGTGGTCAGACGAATTATCGCTTCAAGCATCCGGGTCTTGATCCCCTCAACAAAGGGACCAACGTTTGGTTGCTCAATGCAATTAAGCGAAAAATAGCTCAGATTCTTGGCGATTTTACGGCCGATGAATTTGTCAGGGAAGCTAATTGGGGTCCTGGCGTTTCGACACTTATTAAAGGTGAAGAGGTGTCAGGCATCAATAAGTTCCACGCTGAGCGTGGGATAACGCACGATTTGTACTCCCTTGTAGGATCCTGGTTTCCAGAAGCCTACCCCTTGTGGCACAGCCATCTTACCGCCCAATCCAACGGGACGGAGCACTGGCATGAGCCCCAAGTAGGGAACGTAATTGTCACTGTACCGAAGAATTCAAAGGCAGATCGTGTTATTGCAATTGAACCGGGGATTAACCTCTGGTTTCAAAAAGCAATTGGCACAATGATCCGCCGCCGTCTTCATCGGTTTGGTATCGACCTAAATCGTCAATCGATTAACGCTGAGCTTGCGCGCAGCGCTTCTATCGATCTCGATTTAGCTACGGCTGATTTTTCGTCCGCTAGCGATTCCATTGCTACCGAGATGGTAAGAGAAATCTTACCTCCCCGGTGGTATATGTTACTGGATTCGTGTCGATCCAAGGTCGGCAAGCTTCAATCTGATGATTCGATTCTTCGATGGGAGAAGTTTTCCTCTATGGGAAATGGCTTCACCTTCGAGCTCGAGTCTTTGATCTTCTACTCTGCTGCGAAAGTCATCCAAGAGATGACTGGTAGCGAAGGGAGGATCTACGTGCATGGTGACGACGTCATCTTGCCGTTATCAGATTTTGCACTCTATTCGGAGTTCAGTACGTTCCTGGGATTTAAAATTAACGAGGAGAAATCCTGTTATACCGGTTATTACCGGGAATCCTGCGGAGCGTTCTGGTACTCCGGGCTCGACTGCAAGCCCCTGTACCTCAAAGAGAGGTTACATCATGTTGAAAGCCTTTATAGGCTGGCTAATGGTGTCCGGAATTTGGCTCATCGTTACCGTCGTTATGACGGTTGCGATAGCCGCTTTTTGGACTGTTGGCGCCACCTGGTGGAGCGGGTACCAGAACCACTTCGGCTCTGTGTCCCGCGTTCAGCAGGTGACGTCGGCATCGTCGGAAACTTTGACGAAGCCCGCCCCGCTAGAGCCCGATATGGTATCGAAGGATACTATTACCGAGCCCTAGCAACCTCCGCTGTGAAGCGGAGTCATGATGGAGTTGCTACATTGCTGCAGCGACTCTGGGTGCCGTCGGAGCTAGAGTATAACAATAGTTATGCTCTGAGAGGCCGGACTAGGCGAATTATTTCTAATTCCCTAGTAGCACAGTGGTACAAC